AGTTTTAACTTTTCTATCGTCTTGTAATATTTCCACCCCTGTAAAATCAGGGATAAACTTCATATTATCAGGTAAGTAAAAAGCCTTTGTTAATATGCTACCCATCTCTTTACAAGAAGGTATAATGTTGTTTTGCCATAATGACAATTCAGCAATTTTTTGATTTTCAAAAGTTGTCCCTTCTGTTGTTGGCAGTAAATGTTTACTAACTCCAAAGATACCAGCGATAGCAATTTGATCATGTAAGGTTTCTTTGAACGGCTCTAGTTCTTTGATAGTTCCTAAAGTCTTTATAAACTCCATAGGAATTGAGGAGATACCAATGAAATTATTCTCACCAGTAACACCATCTGTGGCGTTCATTTCGTCAATCATCTTCTCCCTAGTATCAGAGTTAAACTGTTCCATGTCACCATCTGGCGCTTGCTTTCTTGACAAGATACCGGCGGAACCATTATCTTTATAAGCCTTAAACCTTGCAGAATAAACAGCAGAAAGGTTATCAATATTCTTTTTAGCTGCTAATAGTGGAGACTGGAATACATCACATGAAGGATTGAAGTCGCTTTTTGTGTGCATTACCAAGTCTTCTGATGGGATTTTATATTTTACACCAAAAAAAACTTCTACATTCTCTATAACTTCGGTAAAAGATTTAATAGAAAAAGGATTTTCTGGTATTGATTTTCTTAAATTAACATCTGACTTGCTAGGGTCTAATACATGAATATTTGATATATATTCTGTTTTCTTAGATTTAAAATTCTTAGCTATTACAGGATAGAGAAACACTCCACCACTAGCCATTAAGTTAAACTGTAAATTATAAGTAAGTTCTTTTAGTGATTGAGTAGGATTAACACGTTTAATTAAATTTTGTACGTTTTTAGGTACGTTTTTAATTACTTCATCGTTATTATCTACTAACACATAATTTACAGACGAAACTCTATCAGCTACAATGTCAATAGGTGTGTATATTTCTGTAAATGATTTTGCGAATGTATAAGCATTTGAATTTCTAAACTTAGTAATTGCATTTCCTTTCAATAAGGTCTTAGCATACTCGTAAAACCTCCCATAGTCATCAATCTCTAAATGATTGTTAACCCTTTTAGATTCACTATCTTTATTTTTACTAAAATTATACCAAGCCATATAAACGCAAATATAACATAATTTTTTTTATTATATAATATTTTTACAAAATTCCTATTAATTTATCATATTTAATTTTTAAAATCTTTGTAGCTGAGCAAACAACGTCCATTGCATCGGCTTTGTGTTGCCTTCTAACTTCACTAGAATATAATGTTAAATCTGAAATAAACACCTTAAAGTTTTTGTTACTCTCATAATCTGAATTAAAACTAAAATGCTTTGTTGCGAACTCGTAATTTTTAAGTATTTTAGCCTCCTTATTTTCAGTGGTGTGATAAGGTATTAACTTGTATTTGTTATCTATATTTAAGTTCTTTAGTTTAACCCCAGTAGCTAATCCCACGCCGTTCTTTTCAAAGATAACTTCATCAATATTGTATTCTATTGCCTTAGTATTTATTATCTCTGATATTAGTTCAAATCCTTTATTTGAATGTATAACATCGAACACGTGGAAGTTTATTTTGTTATCGAATTGTTCGGACTGTAAAAATATAACAGACATCATGTCTCCATTCTTTTCTGATGGATCAATAAAACAATACTTTTTAATCTTTTCAGAATCATGTAAATTAGGGAATAGCCTTAAATTTTGTTTAGGCATTAAATAACCATCAGCAGGCATTGGGTTCTGCATGTACTGAGTTTCAAATATAATACCTAAATCTTCTCTCATTGTTTCCAGTTGTAAAAGATTATGTTTTGCATCCCATAAAGCTGTTCCATTCTCTTGAATAACTGGCATTTCTACTGTTTGCCATACGTCGGGTTCATTCTCTTTTAAGTACCCACAAAGATCGTTAGGGTGTAACCTTTGCATAATAATTATTATGGGCGTTTCTTCTGAGTTTATACGGTTTCTAATAGTTGTATTAAACTTAGTGTTTACTCGCTCTCTTAATACTTCGCTATGTGCATCATCAGGTTTTAAGGGGTCATCTATAATAATAGCACCGCCAAACTCAACTATCTCATCATCTTCATAGTTTGTGACTCCTGCACCGAATCCAGTAACCTGACCAGAACTTGAACGAGCTAAAACACCACCATTTTCTGTTGTGTACCATTTGTTCTTTGCTTTTGCATCTACCTTGATTTTAACGTAAGGAAATAAATCTTGATAATCAAATGAATTTATAATATCTTTTATTTCTGCTGAATTGTCTAATGCTAGCGAATCAGAATAAGATAAGTGTATAAACCTAGCACTTGGATTCTTAGCTATTGACCAAGCAATAAACATCTTAACCATTACCTCAGTCTTTGAGTATCTAGGTGCAATATTCAACAGTAGTCTTGTTATGTTACCGTTGTTTATGTTCTCAGCTATATTAAACAACTCATCATGATGTGAATTAACAGTAAATCGTTTACTATTTTGCTTCTTAAAGAAATAACGCACAAAAAAAGAAAAGCTATTTAAACACTTAGATCTTATTATGTCATTCTTAGTATTCATCATCTAAATCATTAGCAATCTTTAACGCTTGTTCTTTTGTTAACGGCTTGTTAATGCTTTCGCCATTTGTTGTGTGGTCTACGTGTTGTTTAGAAGTCTCTAACAAGCCATGATATGCTTTTAATACAAATATCCCTAGTGCTGGAACTATATCTCCTTTAGCCGTTTTCTCCATTACGATAGACTCACATTTGTTGTACATTCTTTTTATTGTGTTAAAAACAATCTTATTATCGTTGAACTTTTTTAGGATATAATCAAATTTTTGTCTATACGTTCCACACTCATCCGCTAATTTAGATAAAAAATAACAATCTTTATCAATCTTTGAATAAGCTAATTCAACTAATTTAATAGCCTCTTCTAACGTGCAAGTTTCAGCGTTCTTATTTTCTTTCGGTGCTGGCATAATTAAAGTGAGATTATTATTAATTTATAGTAAATATACAAAAAATCCTAGATAAACTAATAACTAGGATAATTTTCGAACGATAAACTAATAACTATGAACTGTAAATATAGTCTTTTTATTTCGTTAAAACTAATTCTTCTTCTGTCAATGCGAAATATAAGTTTTGTAATTGATGTACGTATTCAAGCTTTACAGTTAAATCAATATCTAACATAATAAACTCATTATTTAAAATAAACTTACCACACTCGTAAAGATCACTATATCTTTTAACAAAACCTAACTTTGTTAACCATCCTTCTGTTAGAGGTATTGGACTAAAGCACTCTATCCCGTCTTCTAAAGCAAATACAAGGAGATCTTTACTTAATCCCGTTTCTTCATTCGCTACTTTAACAAAGTTTCCTATTCTTAATTCTTTTTCATTCATGTTACCAACTTATTTTTGTTTCTTCATCGCAAAATAATTCTTTATCATGCCATTTAGTTTAATTAGTTTTAAGTTTCTTTGTATTCCCAGAACATTTATTTTCAACAACTAAAATATATTTGCTTTGATAATTTATTAAGTTACCTACAGCTATCTCTCTATTAAACATTTCTATTATCTCACCACAATAACAATTGCCTTGTTGCTTCTTACAACTTAAATAAAGTACTGCTATTATTATTATCAATAGTTTCATAATATTTATGAATTATAAGCTTCTTTTATTTCGTTCTTTACAAATTCAATGTCACTTAACATTCCAATAGACAAATAAAAAGAAGATGTTAAACGGTCTTTTCTTTTAACTGTAATATTAACTAAATTTCTTTCTGTTAAAATGTCTCTAGTTTCTATATCAAGTTCAGATAAATAAAAATCAATATCTTCTAATTTTAGATGCCAAATAGGTAAATCTAATAAAAACCCATCGTCAATATAGCCCATTTTCTTTACTTCAAAATTAGATAAAAAATCTATAGTTATTTTACTTTTATTCTTCATAATTCAATTACTTTAAGTTTTAGTTTACGTTCAATCTGTTTAAAGTCCTCTCTGAATTGTTTGTCTACTTCTAACGTGCAAGTTTCAG